TTGAAATCGGGAACTTTATTACTGACTGATAAAATATTGTCGTCACCATAGCACACAATATTAACGTTGTTGGAAAAAGTTGATATGTCATAATTAAAACTATAAACATATCTCATATAAATGCTATTGATTAAATTATTTAATATAACCGTCAAAGGGTGTCCGGAGGGATTAGAGCCAAATAATTGTATAAAAACACCATCATATTCATATAATGGAAAACAAACTTCAGCTGCCAAACCACTCATAATTGTAACATCTTCATGCGTATAACCCGAATTAATGGCTACGTCAATTAAAACCTGAAAGGCGTAACGCATAACTTTTGGTCCAACCTGCTTGTCATAAGCTTTATAATCGCCGGCTATATAATTAGGATGTTCGAGCATGTGAGTAGCTAATTGATTCCACTGTCTTCCGTGCGCGTTGATTCCTACTGCGCACTCACAAGCCAACCAATTGTTCTGTATAAAACGTACTATAGGCAAATAATACTTCCGCATTAAAAAAGTAAGAGCAATCTCGCAACCGGAAAATACTCTTATTTTACTTTTATCCTGATGTACGGGCTCATCTTTTAAATTAGCTCTGTGAACCATATGAACCATCTTGCCCGATAGTAAAATATTTTCACAATGAACTATGACACTATATATATCATCACTCATTTCCAAAGGTGAAGTAATACCGTCCACTGCATACATTGAGTTTTTAATATATTTACTCTTCTTCGCATTCAATGGCCACCCCATAGACGTTGCCATATTCATACGATCTATAGAATCAATACCGTCACATCCAGCCAAATTGTAATCTTTTGCCAATACGGATATATCGCAAGGATTGTTTTTCAAGACTTTAACAAATTTCTCACTCAAATTCAAGTAAGCCAATGTTAATCCAGCATGGTTAAAATTATTAGAAGGACATGACATTAATTGCAAATCACGTTGCCAGTGTTTCCAAACACGCGTTGTGTCTGGAGGATAATGTTCCCTTTT